GGCGTAAGGATTGCTTCGGCTTCTGTGCAGAGTTGAAGTAACTTCTCACGCATCAACTCCGTCATGCTGTTTCCCGGTACTTCCACGTCGTCCAAAATCATCAAGTCCGCTCTGGACCCCGTGAGCTGACCAGTAATACCAACACTTTTGACTGATGGTGCCTGATGCGGTGAACAGTTTACGTCGAAGGAAATCCTTGACCATCTGCTGTCGTCGCTCTTTGGTCTTAGGTAACTTAGCCATGGTGTTTCTATAATTAGTTTTTGTAAGAAGATCGACATGTTATCTGCACGTTCTTTTGACGCAGAGATAATCATAATCTTTCTTTCGTTGTCATTAAATAGTGTCCACAACACAAATGCACCAGTAATCCAGCTTTTACCTACACCACGGAACGCTTGGATCTGCAAACGTTTCGGTCCGTTCTGTAAGTAGTCAGCTATGGCATACTGTGCTCTGGTAGGACTAGGAAGACTCAGCTCTTCCCACAGTGCTTGTAGGAAAAGCTTAAAGTCATCCTTCAGACTATTAATTATTTCATTGTCCGTCATTTAGGTCTTTATCTTGTTTGTACTTTGCTTGGTTTCGTCTAGTTTTTCTGGTTCTTATTTTAGTATCTAAACTACTTAATGTATCTTCTATCAGATTATCAGGTATATCTTCAAACAAACCTGTTTGACCTACGCCTGCATTTTGCATTCTAACATCATACGCATCAAGTATTTTTCTCATTTGAGCACCAGATACACCTTGTGCACCAAACTTTTCTTCAATCTTTGTAACAAGCTTTTGGAAACTCTTTTGACTCTTCAATAACTGAGGACTAAATAATAATTCATCTATTAACTTAGGAGATCCAGTTGGTACAGCTTTATGTATAAGAGCTATATCTTCTATTAACTCATCAAACTGACGTACGTTATAACCACCTCTTGCTGCGGTTTCTCTGATAATAGGTTTGTAGTTTACATTATTTAGTTTTACAAAGCCAAGCTTTTTGCTCGTTACTAATCTTTCTAAAGTATCTTGTACATCTTTAAAATCTGTAGCTAGTGCTGCATCAGCAAGTCGTTTGTAAGCCTCTTGTGCTTGTAAAGCTACCTTTTCAGAGTCGGCTACAATTTTTCCTAACTCTCTAGCTTTAGATATTCTATAACTATCATCTAAACTCATTTTTAATAGTACTTCTTCTGTAAAAAAGTTTTCTCCTCTTACACCTAAAGCTTCATCTAAGAAAAAGTGTGCAAGTTGGTGTGGAGATCCTTTATCAGCTGTGCCACCTACTAAACGTATAAGATTAGCTCTTTCAGCACCAGTTCCGCCTAACGATTCTTTCATCGCAGCATTTACTCTTTTAAACATTGGGCTGTTAAAACCTAACCCATCATAGATACCCATAGTACCTTTTAAAGCTGCAATATGATGTACATTAGATACATCCATACGACCAAGAGTTTTCTTACCAGTCAATCCTAACAGTTCTGCGGCTGGTCTAAAAGTTTCACGAAACTCAACTATATCAAACTCTCTAAAAGTTTTAGTACCTTTACCAGCATCAGGTGCAAAGTTTGTTGGCTTTAATACAGTATCTAAATCACTTTCAAATAACTGTATATAAGCTCTACCATGCTGTTTAGGTCGCATACTATCTTTAAATAAGTTGTAGTCAAAGTATAAAAAACCGTCTTCGTTTCTTCTTACAAATTCTGGTACTTGTCTAGCAGCTAATCGTAATCTTTTATAATATGGACTTTTTGGATCTATATTAGCTTTTCTAAGTGACTCGTCAGCTACATCATAGCGATTACTTTTACTTAATAAAAACTCGTCTAAATCATCTACATCATCAAGACTTCCAAAACCTTTTGAACCAAATCGTACGCCTTTCTGACTACCCCTACCTTTAGACATCATCATCATAGGCATTTCTAAACCTTCTGGTGTAACAGTTTTTGTTACTCTAGGTACAATAATGTCATCAAGTAACCTTCTAAAAGCCACTGCTCCCATTGCAGCTCCACCTTTAATTAAAGGTCCACCGGGTGCACTCTTAGCAGCAGAATAACCAGTTTTTAGATCTAATAATAGTTCACTCATAAATGCTGGATCTGTTGGATCTACAACCTTTTTAATTGTATCTAGTTGTTCTTGAAATCTTGTTTCATCATCAAAAGAAGTACTACCTCTTATTGGTTTAGGAGTAGATGCTATTTCAGCAAGACTTTCATATATAGGTGCACCAGTACGCATATCAAAGTCATCCGGTCCTTGTACTTGTTCACCACGTGTAAATGTTTGACCGGGTGAGTTAGTTAACGTGTTACCTTCAGCATCTTTTTTAAGCTTAGGTCTATTTCTAGATCTGTTTTTCTTATAGTCTGGATAAAGACGTTTTCTCTTATCTAATGTACCTTCTTCTTCGTTCATTTAATGTGTGATAAAATAGTCTGTTCTCTGTCTGTAATACCGAATGTCGACCTCATCCAGTCTTGCCATTCTCTACTACCTTTTTCCTGATTGCATCGTCGACACGAGGGTACA